GGGCAACTACTATTTATGGAAATGAATTATATGCTTTTCAAACTAGGGATAATTACTTATCTTTAGAAGGAGCATCTGATAGAATAGATGTTAATAATTCTGTATTTACACCTACAATGGCTACTGTTGTTAGATTATCTCAACAATATGGTGAAGAAGCAGGAGCTGGTGGTAATGTGACTTGGTATAAAGGTAGATTAACTTTAATACCTGGTCAACAAAGATATGATTTAGCCGCTTGGGCTGAAGAAGAAGGAATAGTAGGTGGAATTGAAATCAAAAATGTTTGGTATCAACCACCTCCAGCAGTAAGTCAATTATATTCTCCTACTTTATTAGCAGGACAAGGTGGTTTAGGAGGTGTTCCTCCAGCTGGTTTATATGGGTTTGGATATGGGTACGCTAATTATTTAATGATGCCTACAAGTTTTACTATGCAAAACATTCAAGCGATTGAAATGCAAAACCAAGTAACACTTTCAAATTATACATTTAATGTTATTAATAATATACTTTCTGTATTCCCTGTACCTGGTACAGGAATAACAGGTGATGATTTTGATGGAGGAGGTGATTTAGGGTATGGTCATTTTTTAGTTTTTGATTTTATTAAAGTACAAGATAGAATAGATGCAGCTTTTGCTAATGGTACTAATAAAATAGTAAATACTTCTAATGTCCCTTATGTTAATCCAGTCTATTCAAATATTAATTCAGTTGGTAGAAGTTGGATTTTTGAATATACTTTAGCCAAAGCAAAAGAAGTATTAGGATATGTACGTGGTAAATACTCAACTGTACCTATTCCAGGAGCTGAAGTAACTTTAAATCAACAAGATTTATTATCAGCGGCTGCTGCTGAAAAAGAAGCATTAATAACAAGATTAAGAGAATATTTTGATCAAACTTCAAGACAAGCATTACTTGAAAGAAGAGCAGCTGAATCAGCCGCTCGTGTTCAAGAAATTAATCAAGTACCAATGACAATATTTATAGGATAATATGGCACTATACGGACAAATGCGAGATATTTCTATGTTTAGATTCGTTAACCGCGAGTTGATGCAGAAAATTATTTCTCAACAAGTAGTATTTTATAAATATAAAGTAGCGGAGACTAAAGTAAACATGTATGGTGAATCAGTTGAAGGAAGAAATTTTGCTGATCCTGTTTTATTGTTTTCTTTAATTGAAGTTAATGACCAAACTTCTCCAGTAGATGATTTTGGAGTTGAATTTAATTGGCCTATTAAATTTAGATTTTTAAGAGATGATTTAGTAGACGCTAATTTGCATCCTGAAGTTGGAGATATAATAATGTGGCAAAATGGATATTGGGAAGTAGATAATGTGAATGCAACTCAATTTTTTGTTGGTAAAGATCCTGATTATCCTTATTTAGATGGAGCAGGAAATAACCCTTATGAAACAGACTTAGGCCAATTTGGTTATAACGTGTCAATAATTTGTGATGCACATTACACACCATCAGATAAAGTTAACATTGAATTATCCAGATTATAATGGCTCAAATCAGAAAACCTATACCAAAGACACAGAAGCAGCTTAGTAATGAGCAGCATGTCCCTACCTATTCTCAAGCGGGTAATCCTAATAGTTTTAACCCAACTCCTACAGATAATAGGTCTTTAAATACATCATTTAAAGGAGACACTACTAAACCTTTTAGTGTTGGTATTCAAGATATTGATGAGGCTATATTTTATTATTTCCAAAATGTAATTCAACCTTCTGTTTATCAAAATGGAAATAGATTACCTGTACCTGTGATTTATGGTTCACCTGAAAAATGGAAATCATATCAAAAAGATGGTTATTATAGAGATCAAAAGGGTAAAATCATGGCTCCTTTGATTATGTTTAAACGTAATAATATAGATAAGAATAGGACTATAGCTAATAAATTAGATGCTAATAACCCTAATAATTTTGGTGTATTTACTAAAAAATATACTCCAAGAAATTCTTATGATAATTTTAAAGTATTAAATAACAGAATACCTCAACAAGATTACTATGCTGTAGTAATGCCTGATTATTTAACAGTTACATATGAATGTGTTGTATTTACTTATTATGTAGAACAATTAAATAAAATAGTAGAAGCAATGGAATATGCTTCTGATGCTTACTGGGGTAATCCTCAACGTTATCAATTTAAAGCTATGATTGATTCATTTGGTTTCCAAACAGAATTAGCTCAAAATGATGAACGTATTGTAAGAAGCACATTTAGTATTAAAATTAATGGATATATTATACCAGAAGTGCTACAAAAAGACATAACAGCTATACAAAAATTCTCAAATAAAACTAAAATTATATTTTCAGTTGAAGCTACTTCTAACCCAGCATTCTTTGAAGGCATAGTAGATGGGGACAGAATTATAACAGAAACAGCTTCTGATAAAGAAACTCAAAACAGATCAACAGCTATAGGATAACCTGATATTTATACCAGATAACAAACAAGTTTAATGGCGCAAGTAAGATTTTTAGATCAGGTACCGGTTGGTGTATATAATCCTTATGGTGGTGGTAGTGGTGGTCCAGGCACTATTGACATATACCAGGATGGAATATTAGTTAGTTCTAGTGTTCCCTTTATTAATATAAGTGGCTCAGCTGAAGTTACAGGATTTAGTGTAAGTGGTAGTGATACTGGTGTAACTATCTTAGTACAAGGTGTTGGGTTTCCTTTTTCAGGCTCAGCAGTTATTACAGGATCCCTAGTTATTTCTGGATCTTCTCAACCTATTATATTACAAACATTACCTGTTCAACCTGGTCCTTATGTTGTTACTTATAACCCTGTTACAGGTGTTGTAGGATATGTAAATTCTACATCAGGAACTAGTGGTGTAGCAGGATCAAATGGTACAGCAAGTGTTTCAGGAACAAGCGGAACATCAGGTACTAGTGGAACTTCAGGAGTATCTGGACAATCAGGTATTAATGGCACTTCAGGCTTATCAGGTTCAAGTGGAACAAATGGTACATCAGGAGCAAGTGGTTCAACAGGTACATCAGGAACATCAGGGGAATCAAGTTCAAATGGTTCTTCAGGTACAAGTGGTATTTCCGGATCTACAGGTTCTTCAGGAACCTCAGGTGAATCAGGAGTAAACACAACTTCAGGTGTAAGTGGAACAAGTGGTTCAAATGGAACAAATGGTATAGCCGGACAAAACGGAAATAGTAATATAAGTGGAACCTCTGGTTCATCTGGATCATCAGGTACAGCGGGAGCAGATGGGGCTAATAACACTTCAGGTATAAGTGGAACAAGTGGATCTTCGGGATCTACAGGTACTGCTGGTGCAGCTGGAGCAAGCCAATCAAGTCAATCAAGTGGTACTAGTGGTTCAACTGGTACAGCAGGAACAGCAGGTGATGCTGGTTCAAGTAATATAAGTAATTCTTCAGGTACATCAGGTACATCAGGTTCTACAGGAACCGCTGGTACATCAGGTGCTGCCGGGGCTTCAAATTCAAGTAATTCTTCAGGTACAAGTGGAACAAGTGGTTCTACAGGTACTGCTGGTACAGCAGGTAATGCTGGTAATTCAGCATCAAGTGCTTCTAGTGGAACTAGTGGTTCTAATGGTTCTTCAGGAACATCAGGAGCAGCTGGTTTATCTGGTGGTAGTGCTTCATCAGGTACTTCAGGTACAAATGGTACTTCAGGTATAGCAGGAGTAGCAGGATCAAGTGCGTTAAGTGCTTCATCTGGAACTTCAGGATCAGGAGGTACATCAGGTACAGCAGGAGAAAATGGTGCTAATAATACTTCTGGTATAAGTGGATCTAGTGGTTCATCAGGATCTTCAGGTACGGCAGGTGCAGATGGTGGTAGTGGATTAAGTCGTAGTTCCGGAACAAGTGGTTCTTCAGGTTCTACAGGTACATCTGGTACTAATGGTTCATCAGAAAAAAGTGGTTCTTCAGGAACATCAGGTTCAAGTGGCTCTTCAGGTACTGTAGGAGCAGAAGGAGAAAGCGCTTTAAGTGCTATATCTGGTACTTCAGGAACTAGTGGTTCTACTGGAACAAATGGAACCGCTGGAGCAGCTGGTGGAAGTGCTTCAAGTTCATCTAGTGGTACATCAGGATCAGGAGGTACATCAGGTACCGCTGGTGCTGGAGGAGCAAGTAATAGCAGTTCTACTGCGGGTACAAGTGGTTCTTCTGGTAGTACAGGTACAGCAGGAACAGCAGGATTAGCTGGTGGAAGTAATTCAAGTGCTTCCTCAGGTACTTCAGGTTCATCAGGATCTACAGGTACAGCTGGTACAGTAGGTGCTGCGGGTTCATCTCAATCTTCACAATCCTCAGGAACAAGTGGTTCTTCAGGTAGTAATGGTTCAGCAGGTAATGCTGGAACAAGTAATATAAGTGCTTCAAGTGGTTCATCAGGATCTTCTGGTTCAACAGGAACAGCAGGTACAGCGGGCGCTGCTGGAGCTTCAAATTCTAGCCAATCAAGTGGAACAAGCGGTTCATCAGGTTCTACAGGAACTGCTGGTACAACAGGTGCAGCTGGAGCTTCAAATTCAAGCCAATCATCTGGAACAAGTGGTTCAAGCGGTAGTACAGGAACAAGTGGTACTTCAGGAGAAGCATCAACATCAGGTTCTAGTACATCTTCTCAATCAAGTGGTACATCAGGTACTTCAGGTACAAGTGGAACTGCTCAAACTGCTGGTTCAAGTAGTTTAAGCCAATCTTCAGGAACAAGTGGATCTTCAGGATCTACAGGTACAGCAGGAGCAGCAGGTGCTTCAAATTCTAGCGCTTCTAGTGGATCAAGCGGCTCATCTGGTTCAACAGGTACAGCAGGTACTACGGGAGTAGCAGGTAGTAGTGCTTTAAGTCAATCAAGTGGCACATCCGGTTCAAGTGGATCTACAGGAACTGCTGGTACTACAGGTGTCGCAGGTGCTTCAAACTCAAGTCAATCTTCTGGAACTTCTGGTTCTAGTGGTTCTACTGGGTCTACAGGAACAGCAGGTAATGCTGGTTCAAGCCGAAGTTCAGGAACATCAGGAACAAGTGGTACTTCAGGATCATCAGGATCTACTGGTACTAACGGAACAGCAGGTGTTGCAGGTTCTTCAACATTAAGTGATTCAAGTGGGACATCAGGTTCAAGTGGTTCATCAGGAACCGCGGGTACAGCAGGAGCAGCAGGTGCTTCAAACTCAAGTGCTTCATCAGGTACAAGTGGTTCAAGTGGAAGTGCAGGAACATCAGGTACTGTTGGTGCAGCTGGTGCTTCAAATTCAAGTGCCTCAAGTGGAACATCAGGTTCTAGTGGTTCTACAGGAACAAATGGAACAGCAGGTAATGCTGGTTCTTCTAATTTAAGCCAATCAAGTGGTACATCTGGTTCATCAGGTAGTACTGGTACTGCTGGTACAGCAGGTAATAGTAATTCAAGTTCATCAAGCGGAACTTCAGGTTCTTCTGGTTCAGCAGGTACTATAGGTGCTGCTGGAGCAAGTAATTTAAGTGCTTCTAGTGGTACAAGTGGTTCAAGTGGTTCTACAGGTACATCTGGTACAGTAGGAGCAGCAGGAGCAAGTGTTTTAAGTGCTTCTAGTGGTACATCAGGTTCAAGTGGTACCTCAGGAATTGATGGTACTTCAGGAGCAAGTAGAACTTCAGGAACTTCAGGTAGTACAGGTACTAATGGTACTGCTGGTATTAATGGTTCCTCTAATAGTAGTACATCTTCTGGTACATCAGGAACTAGTGGTTCAACAGGAACCTCAGGAACTGCTGGAGCAGCAGGTGCCTCAAATTCAAGTCAATCAAGCGGAACCTCAGGTTCTTCAGGTTCAACAGGAACTTCAGGAACAGCAGGTGCTGCTGGTTCATCAAACAGTAGTGCTTCTTCAGGTACTTCAGGTTCAACAGGTTCATCAGGATCTGTAGGTGCTTCTGGAGCTAGTCGTAGTTCAGGAACAAGTGGTTCAAGTGGTTCTTCAGGAACAGCAGGTGTAGACGGAGCAAGTGCTTTAAGTCGTAGTTCAGGAACTAGTGGATCTAGTGGTTCAACAGGTACTAATGGTACTGTTGGAGCAGCTGGTTCATCACAATCAAGTAATTCATCCGGAACTAGTGGTTCAACAGGTTCAACAGGTACAGTTGGAGCAGCAGGATCAAGTGCTTTAAGTAACACATCAGGTACATCAGGTTCATCTGGTTCAAATGGTAACGCAGGTGTTGCTGGTTCAAGCAATATAAGTGCAACTTCAGGAACATCAGGTTCAAATGGTACTTCAGGAAATGCAGGTATAGCAGGATCTAGTGCTCTAAGTGCTTCTTCTGGTACATCAGGTTCAAGTGGATCTACAGGAACTGCTGGAGCAGCAGGTAATTCAAACAGTAGTGCTTCTTCAGGAACATCAGGTTCAAGTGGTTCAACTGGTACCGCAGGTACAGTTGGAGCTGCTGGGTCTAGTCAATCATCATCTTCAAGTGGTACATCAGGTACTACAGGTAGTAATGGTTCAGCAGGTAATGCTGGATCTTCTAATACAAGTGCTTCTTCAGGAACTTCAGGTTCAAGTGGATCTACAGGAACCGCAGGTGCTGCTGGAGCTTCAAATTTAAGCAATTCATCAGGTACTAGTGGTTCTAGTGGATCAGCAGGTACTGCTGGTACAGCAGGTGTTGCTGGTTCAAGTCAATCAAGTTCATCAAGCGGAACAAGTGGATCTTCAGGATCAACAGGTTCAGCAGGTAATGCTGGAGGAAGTAATTCAAGTGGAACAAGCGGTTCTACAGGAACCTCAGGTACAGCAGGTACCGCTGGATCTTCAAATTCAAGTTCTAGCTCAGGCACTTCAGGTTCATCAGGATCTACAGGTACAGCAGGTACTGTAGGAGCAGCTGGATCTAGTCAATCATCAGCTTCAAGTGGAACAAGTGGATCATCAGGTTCCTCAGGATCTATAGGTGCAAGTGGTACTAGCAGAAGCTCAGGTACTTCAGGTTCATCCGGGTCTTCAGGAACAGCAGGTGTTGATGGAGCAAGTGCTTTAAGTCGTAGTTCTGGAACTTCAGGTTCATCAGGATCTACAGGTACAGCAGGTACAGTTGGTGCTGCAGGTTCATCTCAATCATCTCAATCTTCAGGTACAAGTGGATCTAGTGGATCTACAGGTACTACAGGAACAGCTGGTTTAGCAGGCGCAAGTAATTCTAGTGCCTCTAGTGGTACTTCAGGTACTTCAGGTTCTTCAGGATCTGTAGGAACAGCTGGAGCGGCAGGTTCATCAAACTCAAGTAATAGTTCAGGTACTTCAGGTACTAGTGGTTCAACAGGAACTGCTGGTACAGCAGGTAATGCTGGTGCTTCAAACAGTAGTGCTTCAAGTGGAACTAGTGGTTCAAGCGGAAGTACAGGTACAGCAGGTACTGCTGGAGCAGCAGGAGCTTCTAACTCAAGTGCTTCTTCTGGTACAAGTGGGTCTAGTGGTTCAACTGGTACTTCAGGTACTGTTGGAGCAGCAGGAGCTAGCCAATTAAGTGCTTCAAGTGGCACAAGTGGATCTTCAGGATCTTCAGGATCTGTTGGAGCTAGTGGTGCTAGTAGAAGTTCAGGTACATCTGGATCTAGTGGTTCTACAGGAACAGCAGGTGTTGATGGATCAAGTGCTTTAAGTCGCAGCTCAGGTACATCAGGATCTTCAGGTTCAACAGGAACAAACGGTACAGTAGGAGCAGCTGGTTCATCTCAATCATCTCAATCTTCAGGTACATCAGGTTCTTCAGGATCTACAGGTACTTCAGGTACAGCAGGTAACGCTGGTGCCTCAAATAGTAGTACTTCAAGTGGAACTAGTGGTTCATCAGGATCAACTGGTACAAGTGGTACAGTTGGAGCCGCAGGTGCATCAGCATCTAGTGCTTCTAGTGGTACAGCTGGTACTTCAGGTTCAACAGGATCTAATGGTACAGCAGGTGCAGCTGGTGCCTCTAATTCAAGTGCTTCTTCTGGTACTTCAGGATCTTCAGGTTCAACAGGTACAGCGGGTGCTGCAGGTACTTCTAACTCAAGTGCTTCTTCAGGAACTTCAGGTTCAAGTGGTTCTGCTGGTACAGCAGGAACAGTAGGAGCAGCAGGTGCAAGCCAGTCTTCTTCTTCAAGTGGTACCTCAGGTTCTACAGGAAGTTCAGGTTCAGCTGGTTTAGCAGGATCAAGCAGAAGTTCAGGCACAAGTGGATCTTCAGGTTCTACAGGAACAGCAGGTGTTGATGGAGCAAGTGCTTTAAGTAGAAGTAGTGGAACATCAGGATCTTCTGGTTCTACAGGTACTAATGGTACTGTTGGAGCAGCAGGATCAAGTCAATCAAGTCAATCATCTGGAACTTCAGGTTCTAGTGGTTCCGCTGGAACTGCTGGTACAGCTGGAGCTTCAGGAAATAGTAATAATAGTGCTTCTTCAGGAACATCAGGTTCTTCAGGTAGCTCAGGAACATCAGGTAATGCTGGTTCAAGTAATTCAAGTGCTTCTTCAGGTACAAGTGGTACATCTGGTTCATCAGGATCTGTAGGTACTGTTGGTGCTGCTGGAGCTTCAAATTCAAGTGCTTCAAGTGGTACTTCAGGTTCAAGTGGTAGTACAGGTACATCAGGTACAGTAGGAGCTTCAGGTGCTTCTAATTCAAGTGCTTCAAGTGGAACAAGTGGTTCTTCAGGATCTACAGGTACCGCAGGTACAGCCGGTGCAGCTGGTGCTTCTAATTCAAGTGCTTCAAGTGGAACAAGTGGTTCTTCAGGATCTACAGGAACAGCAGGTACTCGTGGATCAAGCTTAGACAGTGGTTCATCAGGAACATCAGGTTCAAGTGGTTCTTCAGGAACAGCAGGTACAGAAGGTGCTTCGGCTTTAAGTCGTAGTTCAGGAACTAGTGGTTCATCTGGTTCAACAGGTACTAATTT